CAACAGGGTCAAAGGCAAATATAAGGAATAGACCTAGACCATAAGAAGATCTTCCGCGGCCGCTCCTATTCCCTTCTATTCTAACAGAGTTCGTACCTTCAACCGTATATACAGTTGAAGCTCTTGATGTAGAGTTAAGTAGATCTTCTTCAGTAATATCATAAAGAGAGAATGTTCTTTCACCGGCAAAGAAAACATCCTCGTTATTATTTGGAATCATGAATGATCCCTTTATCTCACCGTTTTCATCCGAGACGAGGCGCCTCTGAGTTACAGAAGGCTGTGTGTCTTGCCAATATGGGTGCCATCTCCACCAACGTCTCCTGAAGAACAGACGTGAATCCCAACCTGGCCACACCCATGTTCTGCGGTTGGACCACCACCATCTTTCGTGATCCCAGTATTGTGCATTGAGTCCGAGTCTGCTAAGTTGTACTACGTAAGAATCAACACGTATACCATCAAAGAACGGATAGTGGATAGTATTCGGTTTCAGACCCTTTGCGTGGAATCGTACTTCGCGAGAGCGTATACGCGGGATAAACAATCGAGTAGCAAATCTACCAAATGTGCTTTCAGATGTAGTTGGTATACCACCGTTGAGAAGCTGTTCCTCAGTTTCTCTGCTTTCGATACCTGCCCAACCCCAAGCATATTCTCTCCATGTCGGATTAATATTATCAAACACAGATGCAAGGATTTGAGAAGTGTTCGGCGGAAGTGTAGAAATCGCATCCTCTAGGCTACCTGCACTCGTAAAGTTGTTTGCATCGTTTAGAGAAATTCTCTGACGGACGAATGCTGCACGTCCACCAAACTCAGGATTATTCTCAAGCTGTCTTAGAACCTCACGAGTATCATCTTGACCGAGAATATTGTTTAAGAATGTTTCGATACCAATCTCGTCTCTTCCATCAACTCTAAGCCTAATTGAATCGTTGTCTCCAGCTTCATCACCAGATGGTGACATTATAAGAGTGCCGTTATAATTAATAACAGTGAATGGGTTGATGTTTTGGATACGAGAAGCAATTGGTTGTTCAAGCATCAACGTTGATGTATAGTCAAGAAGAATATAGTCTGATCTTAGAACAGTATTTGCTAATAGTGATGCATCAGAGTCGATGATTAGTGGAACGTTCTTCTGTCTATAACCAGGTCTCATAATACCTTGGGTAGGATCAATAGAAGCTCTGAATTCTAAATCATCTACGTTTGAAGCTCTGTGATCCTTAAAGTCGTCTGTAAGGAATCCTGCCTTTGTTCTTGGATTACCGCTACCATCGAGAACCTCAAGAGTAGAAGCCTCAAGATCTAGTAGGCTAAGAGTAGCTAACTCCTCTACTTTATTAATCTTATGATGAAGCTTTCCGATATCCCTCATCGTGTATCTTCTGTTGTCATAGTGACGTGACTGAAGATCTTTCGGATTCAGCGTATTCGGCTCTAGTTGGAAGCTATAGAGCTGCATAGAGTTATCAGGAATCTTCGGATACTGTGGGTTAAAGTTCGATGTTCCTGTTAGGTACGCAAGGTCACCGTTATCCTGAAGTACTAGTGCATCCCTTCTCGGAAGATAGTAAGTCGGGGTAACTGTAATAAGATCTGTATTTGGCGGAATCTCAGATGAGCTGGATCCTGTGCCAGTAAAGTTTGCGTTGGTATTATCTTTTCTTGGACGGAAGTCAAGAACGTCTCTTAGCTCAACTCTTTCACCATTTGTTTGTCTATATGATGGGATCTCTGAGTAAAGGATCTGACCTGAACCTGTTCCAACTGGATAAGAGCTAACGCAGAAGAAGTCGCCATCACCAGAGTGAGCAAAGTGATTAAATCTTACGAATACGTCAGTTACAGGAGCAACTTGACCAGGATTTAGGCGAATCTTACCTACGCCATAGAAGTTATCCCTCTGACCGTTATCAAGATAGAATCTGCTCGATAGATCTGGGCCATCGGAATCAACAGCAGTGATGCGAGTGACGTTATAGATATCAGCATTTTCAAGTGAGATCCAAGTTCCTTCAGAGTCTGATGTAACTGTAGATGTTACAGTAGTATTGGTAAGAGTTTTAGTCTTATAGGCGTTACCGTCACCAGATCCACCTTTTTGCAAGATAGCAACAACACGTATACCGTTACTGCCGTTTCCTGCACTAATATCAGCAGAGTTTCCTACTGGACTTCCTGTAAGAGTGATTGTAGGACTCGAGATAACCGCGCCAGTTGTATCATCAAATACGATCCATGAATTCGTGTTATCAAAGGTCTCACCAGCATTCGCACTAATAGTAGCATTACCACTTGTTGTAGTAGCAGTAAAGTTTCTAAGTGTGGAATAAGTGTAATAAGCTGCCGCGGCTTCGATCGATTCAGGTCGGGTATAAGGTAAAGGAAAGAATAGGTTCGCATCTTGAATTCCTTCAAGCACAGCATTGCCATTCTGTAATACTACGTCTGCATAGTTGGTCGTACTTGTACCGATAGATCTTGTACTTCTAAAGTCCTGACTCGTATTCATCTGAATATCAAAGAGATAGACCTTATAATTTGACCCAACAGGCTCAACTGATCTCACTCTTGCAGTACCAATAGTGCTGCCGCCATGAGTAGTAGCAGATCTTAAATTAACAGTTGTTAGGTTTGTAACATCAGGAAACCCACTGTCTCCTAACATAGTGTCAACCTCTACCCAGTTACCATAAGTTGCAGAGATTGCCTCATCTGCTCTTACTTCGGTATCAGTCGGCTTCGGTACTCTGATTTTATTCGGACCAGGCGATGCACGGTAGCCATTAACGTATCCAACACCCCCAGCAACATTTAGTATTAGGTGTGTATTAGCACTATCTTCCTGGAAGAAAGAAGTGAACGGGCGAACAGTATAATTGCCTGACTCCTCTTTTGTTCTTTGAGCCATGACGTCAAGAATTCTATTATAACCATCAGCGCCATCGTTGATCTGAACAACATCACCACCTACAATATTTGCAAGGAATACAAAATCCCAATCATTTGCTGCTGCTTCAGTCTGAGTAACTAAATCAAGAGAAATCTTATATCTGTCAGCACCGGGAGCAGTTAGATTGTAATTATCCTGAGAGTTATCATAAAGAGTTGTATCATCGAGTACTGTGTGAGCAGTTTCTGTTACTCTAAATCCAACTATCTCTGTAGGTGTTGAAGAATATTTACTTACGATGATTGACTGTGGATTCGATTGAACGAAGTGTCCCTTGACAAAGAATGCACCTGTTTGAACCGATGCCTTTGTAGCATAACCTATAGATGGATTGTCAGTGGTATTAGTGCTTTGAACATAGATGGAGATTGGTCCACCGGTTAAAGTTTCACCAGTTCTGAAGCGTGAGTCACCATTAATACCACCACCGGAAGAGTAAGTGACATATAAAGTTGCAGGATCACCATCTTCAGGTGCAATGTAATCTACTACTTTTGCAACTGCTCCTGATGTGGCACCTGTAAGGGTAAATCCGATAATAGCAGAAGCTGTCAATCCAGTGTTTTGGATTTTAACAAAATCAAATTTATTATTAATGTAAACGTTCTGTACAGGATTTACCGCTGCACCATCTTTAAAGATATTATTACCAAATCTTTCCATCTCCCTTTGGATGATGGTCTGCATTTGAGTAAGTTCTCTTGCCTGTACAGCTCTACCGGAATTAAAAAGAATACGATGATAGTTTGCACTATCGCGGAAATCATCTTTATAAACGTTAGAGAATATATTTTGAATAAGTGGTGAAGCCATATTTTTTTAGCCTTAAAGTTGTAGAATCACTTTGATATCTTCGGTTTGTTGTGCGTCTCTCAAGATTGGTGCTCTATTTTCTAAATATAGAATTTCACCTGATAGGTTGTTGACGTCATTTGTATTATCTATAATCTCAGCTATAACGCCGCTTGAACCAACCCCAGTAATAGTGGATCCTACATCGGAGTCAAAAGATCCGAAGCCGGTTTCCAATGTTTGGTGGAAGTAAATGGTATCAGAGTCAATATAATCAATGATTGCTTTACTTTGTGAAATAGTTCCTGTTATCTCTTGATCGAATTCAAAATCAGATGCATCTGAAATAGAATTCATACGGAATTTTTTGAGTGCTAGACCGATTTCGTCTGTGAAAAGACTACCATTATAAGCTTCAGGATTTTTAAGAATAGCAACTTGACGGAAGTCGTTATTCACGATCCAGTTACCACTTTCTGTACCTGAAGGTTTTACGTTGAACATAAGAGCAGTAGATTTTAGATCTATAATAGGGTTTGAACCTAATCCACCATTTGGAGAAAGTACGCCACGAACCGATGCGCCAGAACCACCACCTCCAGTAAGCTTAACTGAGATTTTACCGTATCCAGTTCCTCTTGAAGTTACATCTACTTTAACAACTTCACCTGTAGAGGTGTTGATCGTAGCTGTTCCAGCAGCACCTACACCGTCTCCTGTAATCTCTACCGTTGGAGCTGATGTGTAGCCGCTGCCACCATCATCAACGCGGAAGTTCAGAACTTGACCATCAATAGCATTTGTTTGAACGCTGTATTGAATATCATCAGAGAAATCGACTGCAGCGTCGGCAGAGTCTACAAGTTTAACTGGCATAAAGTTAGAGGAAAGATATCTAACAGCAGTGTTCGTAGGAATAGAATATAAGAACTTCCAGGTATAGCCATCGGCTAATGTAATGATATTTGTACTTTGACCTGTAGGTTTAATCGTAGAAATCTTACGAGTACCGTCAGCGTTCTTAGCACCATCTACACATACGTAAACATTGAATTCATCTGTAATCACATAGAAAGGAATAGTAGGATGACCAACAGAAGCGTCATCATATCCTTGATATATCGTACCAGTTGACCAGTTTACTCTTGGCACTGAACGAGAGACATTCTCTGCAGATTTAATAGACTGCATAGAATGTCTAAATTTTTCAATATCTTCGTCACTATTTAATGGTGTAGGATCAATGTCTGAATCGTTCCAAACTTCCGATCTACCAACAGCTATATAATAGTTATCAGAAGATCCTAATATATTATCTACAAGGGTGTCAATAAAGGTTCTTCTTAGTTTATCTGTAATAATTGCAGTCATTTTAATTCCTATTAGCTAATCGATACCGCTGTTGGTGATGTTCCAGTAACATACCAATTCGATCCATCCCAAATCATTGTTAAAGAACCGTAGGTTGTTATAGTAATAGAGGTTCCTTGAGTGAACGATGCAGGTGTCATCGTAACTGCACCTGCACCTTGATTAACAAAGTTTTTAATCTCTCCAACAACTTGACCGTCCGTTAAAGTAATATTAGGTAATGCAGTGCCGGAGTTAAAGATAGTAAATGATTTCGTTGTAGAAACTGAGCTTCCATCTGCAGTAATTGTTTCATTACCGAGAGAAAGCTTTTCGGAATTTACCGATCCGTTACCTTTACCCTGAAGCTGTAGATTAATCTCAGCGTCGTCACCTGAAGCAATAAATGACGGAGACCCGCCAGTATTTGCATTTGAAACTGTGATCTCGTTTACTGCTGATCCGCTTCCAGAGAAGATAAGAAAGTCAGCAGAGTTTGAGTCTTGAATATTTGGATCCTGGAGAGTCTTGTTCGTAAGAGTCTCAGTGTTATCTATTAATGAAATCGTACCAGTTGCATTTGGTAGATTAATGGTTCTATCTGCCGACGGATCTATTTTTCCAAGAGATGTACTAAAACTAGTTCCGGTAAAATCTACAGTATTATTTTCCAGACTTACATTAGTAGAAAGATTGTCAGTAGTACCTCCCAAGAAGTTATAGATTTCTTGGAAGTTAGAATTAATCTTAATTGCGGCCTGTCTTAGCGTATCACCCGTTCCATCATTTGCAGAGGAGCCAGTATTAAGGGTCTGTCTAGTCATTTTCCACCTAATTTAGAAATTCTTTACTTTTATTTATATCAGAAATAAGAGGTAGTCTGCGTTAAATTCAGACATCACCGAGCTTACCTGTGGCCTCTGCGTCAAACGCCCAAGCGATTAGATCTGAGTCATTATTTGCTGAATCACCGCCGATTGAGGTATACATATCAGACATCTGGAAGTAAGCGCCACCATATGTGGCTTGGAATTCGAACGGACTGATAGTTTGGATATCCGCAAGAGCAGCAGCGGTAAACGTAGATAGTGCAGTTGCATTATCCATTGTTTCTAGATCTGTACTTAGCTCTAGGAATTTATTCGATAACTGTCCGCTGTCTTCGTCAAATGTATGAGAGGTTAGCTTATTGAAATCTTTAAAGTCATCGTAATGACTGTCGATGTATCCAATTAAAGCGTCATCATACTTCTTTACAGTTTCATTCAAACTGAAGTAGAAATAATTATCACTGTCATCTTGGTACTGACTGGCGAATTCAGAAAATCCTGCATTCGTTACTATAAGTCTAGATCTTTCATCTATGCCAAACCCGCCACCAGCACTATCACCTCCTACTATACCTGGCTCGATAGTGATTTGATAAGAGAACGGTTCATTGATAAAACTTTGACCTGTTATATTTAATGATGCAGTAGTTTCGATGCCGATCTCTGAGGATAGGTAGTAACCGGCTGGATGGACGAATCTTTTATAAAGATCTCCCCATTCGTTAATACCTTTTCCGGATCTGAGTGCGATCGAGAGTAACTGATACTTTAAACCATCTTGAATATATCTTAGGCTTTCGACACCAATCTTCGCTTCTTCTAATTTAGAAGAGTCACCAGAAAAGGTTTTTAATATATTATTTTTGGGATAGATGATATCAACATTTTCAGAGAAAAAGAATTCAAAGAAAAGATTGGTAGAAAACTCGTTACCCTTATTTTGTAAAAGGAGGTTAAATAACTTACCGATTAATCTTGGATTAGTAAAATATCTAGCACCAGCACCATTTGCTATTTCATAAAAAAGTCTATCAATATATTGTAGATTAATCTCATCTAGATCTCGAAGAGAAAGTAATTCGTATTCAAGTGTATTTATTAATTCGTTCGGATCATCTAGTGCTTCATAATAAGTTTCTAAAAAATTAATAAGAGCAGGATATTCCTCAGAGTAGTACCCAGGTAAAACCTCACGAATCTTAGATTTCCTAAGATTCGGATTCCTTCTATTATATTCGAATAAACTTCTTGAAGACATTATAACGTAACCCGAGTTTGTCCATAATCAATTGTTGCTCTTGCAAAGCTGTCATCATTATCAAACTGTAAAATATAATTCCTTAACGGACGAATAGTACCTTGATCCGATGTAATAGCTTTAATTTTTATCGTGTTAGTATTACCTATAATCGATTCAGGATTAAGATTTACAATTGAAACCCTTCCACTTCCTGAATCATATGAACCAATACTTGTAACTAGAACTTTACCACTCGGGTTGACGACTTGTAGATTATTCGTGCCAAGCTGATTCTTAATCGTACAAATCTGACCTTGATAGGTGAAACGAGATGATGTAATTATATGATCATCAGCATCAGGAATAGCAAGGGGTACAGGGAATAAAACAGTATATGCTTTTGATTGATTAAGTACCGGTTCAATTGTCTGTCCGATTTTTAGATCAATATGGTTACCAAGGATAGCTGTAGAAAGATTATCAATGACCGATGATAGTGCAGAAGCCCTGAATGATCCATTAAATCTTTCTACGTTATCATCAAAGTATTGTGATGTAGTTTCAAGGATCTGAGTATTCTGAGCGGTGTTACTAATACCTGATAGGTTTGGGTTAAAGTCATACCGAATCTCAAGTGCTACGGATGTATATATCGGTCTGACAAACTTTGGTTCTATACCGCTTATTCCAAGAGCACCTACAACGTCTGATGATATTGCAATCTCCGTTTGCTGTTTGGTGTCTTCAGGTGTATCATCGGGATATTTGATACAGATGTAAACGGAAGAATAGTCGATCGGATCATTATCCTGTCCACCCCATGTAATCACATCATCAATATTCGGATAGTTTGAACGTATAAGAGCGTTATAGTCATCTGGTGTAACAACACGTTTTTGTGATGAATAGACCAATGGAGCGTTAAAGCGGATTGATTCAATTGATTCCGGATCTGATCCACCAGATGAGTTATTTAAAGTAGTGCATACGATATTAAAATTCTGACCGTCTACAGTATAATTTGATCCTGTAAATCTTGAAGCACGGTTAGCATCACCACCTGCTGTTGATAGATAATTTACCTCAATTCTACTACCAGGATCAGGTGAACGACCAATGTCTAAAGCATCACTAAATTGTAATTCATAGTAACCATTCGGAGATTCTTTTAAAAGATAGTATCGAGAATCTTCCGTGATGCGAATGGCTCGGTTAATGTCAGTATAATACTCGTATGAAGTACTGTCCTGATTTTGATACACCTTGATCACGACACTTGTAGTATCCATATTCGGATCAGCAATCACGTACAACTTTTTATCTAAACCTGAAGGAACTAGAAAGTTTCTAATGGTCTCTGTACCTTCGTAGATCGGAACAGTAGTAGAACCTTCTTCATCTTTAAATGAATAGAAACCTGTACCGTCATCAATCGCAGTCAGTGAGGATCTTGTTTGAAAAGTGTATGTTTGAGAATCAACAGTTGCCGTTAATGTATAGCCTGAAGGTAAAGTCACGGTAGCGGGTCGTACACCGGAATAAGAACTTAGATCTGCTACAAGTTGAACATTTGCTACGGCAGATCTTTTGGATCTTGGGAAGTACCCGAGCGAGTGCGCATGCGTAAGCACGGACGCACGAAGTTGAGCAGTCTCGAGGAAAGACTCGTTAATCGCCATATTCGCAGTCAGAGCATTAAAGTGGGTGTTCCAAGCTAAGACGTCTAAGATATTTGAAAGACCCGATGCCTCGAAGTCATAATCAGAGAACTGATCACTCTGAGCAAAATATGTTTTTAGATTTTCTCGAATAGTTTGGAAATCTAATTGTGTAGATTGTACGTTTGTTACCATCTTATCTTAGCCTCGAAAGAGTTGTATTAAGGGTAATTGTTTCTGTCGTATTAATAACCCTAAAAGTAAGTTGAATATCTAATGCGTTCTCTTCATCAAGAGCCTTTACCGTAATATTAATTACCTGTGCTCTTGGCTCCCAGTTATCAATTGCGTTTTGAATCCTATATTGTACATCGCCTTCGGTACCAGCATCAAAAAGTTCAAAGAGTAATCCTCTTATATCTGATCCAAAGTAATAATTAAAAGGCTTCTCTGCATAGTCAGTTAATATTAAATTCTTTAATGATTGTTTTACTGCAGCAGCATCAATCTTTTTATACACATCTCCATAGTCATTCGTAAGGAATGATAGATCTATATCTTTATAATCTCTAGAACGAGATGATGTAATACTGCTCCCAGATAAGACATTCGTCTCTTGAGAAAATGTACGGGTAGCCAATGTATTCTATCCTTCCCAAAAAGGTCTTTAATATTATACCGGATTTTTATCTTTTGTAAATCCCTTAAATCTATTTATGATGATTTAAATCGATTCCGTTGTAGATGTGCCACCAATATTTGTTCCGAGTAGACATAAGCTACCCGACATTACTTTATTGTTGAATCGAGTCTCTGTCTCTCTTTTAAAGACTACACCTTCAGTGCCATTTGATATATCAGGAGTTACCACAAACAATCTAACCCCAAGCGCACCTGTATAAGTGTGCCAATCTAATATTAACTTATCATAGAACGGATAGTGTAAAAGATATTGTGCTAATTGAAACACCTTACTCTTACTATAGAATCCACCCTCGTGTGTCACTACGTTATATGCGATTGCTCTTCCTTTCGAAGAAAGATCTGCTAAGTCACCTTCGATTCTTGTTTCAACATCTGCATAGTTATAAAGACCTTCTTCAACTAAAATCCTGTAACCCTGAAACTCTTTCCTTGAACTTGCTGCAGAAAGGATGCATGCTTGAAGGTACAAATTCTTTGCTACAACCATCGGTTCTTCTACTTGGTCGAAATCTACAGGAGCATGATTCGATCCGCTAAAGGTTGCAATAGTGATATTTCTTGTAAGATGATATCCTGAACCCTGTGTAGATATTTTATTCGCCGTAGGAAAGAATTCAGGATCGGGAACAAAATCCTTTAAACCGACAGATGGCTGAAATCTTTTTGTTGGTGCGCCTATACCAAGCTTTGTCAATCCTGTTACTGGTTGTGCACCAGCGATCTTTTGTATAGCAGGAGGAGAAACATTCAGACCCTCTTCAGATATAAATCCTTTTGCAATGGATTCTTGTACATGAAGAGGATTATTTTCAAAAGAAAGCGTGCTGTTTCTTAGGCTCGAAATAACCTGTCCTGTATCATTAAAAAAGATTGCCATTTCTATTCCTCACTTAATTTCTAGTAGACAGACCGTGTCTTTCACTGTGATCAAGTTGATCTCGGATGTAATCTCCAACATCAATCTGAACTTCTCTTATACCATTTCCAAGGGTCTTCATTCGAGCGTTTACAATATCACTAGTCGGTCTGAACGTTTCTTTATCATCAAGCTCTACGTCATCTGCAGTAGTATTATTATTCGTCCAACCAGAAGGAGAACCAGCAGAACCTAATGGAGCAGAACCAGCACTTGAAGCATAGTTGGCCGTATCAGAAGCAATAGCCGTGTCTGCTCGACCGGTTAGATCGCCATGGAACGTGGTAGCATGCATACTTGTAGCATTTACCCTATCTGCATGAACAGCTCGCGTTTCCAGCGTATCCCCAGCTGTTATGGTATGGTCTGTGTACATATTATAGTTATACATGATGATATTATCACCACCAATCGTACCAGAAGATCCTATGATCTGTAACTTATTGCCGTTGATACGAGTTGAAGGTGAAGACATGTAAGCCCCTATCTGGGAGCTAAGAGAAAACGGACCTGCCGAAGCAAGCGTCATATTACCTTCACTGAGTATTTTACTTTCACCTTTGGTACTTATACTTGATCCACTTAGGTTCACCTCAGATTTCTCACCGACTGTAATGGAAGAGTTTTGTCCTGTAATACGTGTATGGGCCGAACCGTCAATTTTAGAGTATTTTGATCCTGAGACAAGCTCCATAGAGTGTGTTGATTTGGTGATCAGTCTACCGCCTGCATCAAGCTTAATCTTACCTCTACCTTTTACTGTAACATCACCAGCATCGATATTTAGATTACCGTTGCCTATAATGTTCATACCGCCTTGTAAATCGAATACAAGTGACGATGCTGAAATAAGAATAGAACCATCAGGACGGATTTCAATACCAGAACCATTTGAGTGCTTGAGAAGTATTCTTTCGGACCCAGGTGTATCGTTTAATTCGACATGATGCCCGCCAGGAGATCTTGTTACCTGGGTATTTCCGTAATCGCCAACTCTGCCGCCATGACAAGATAGATCAACACCTGTTAAAGCAGAGTTAGTTCTTAATTGCTCATTTGCTCTACCGGTAACGGTATCGGTAAGTCCTGTTGTGGATCCTTCATTCTCTTCCTCTATTAAAGGATTTCCAAGTACACCAACAACCTGTGCAGTTAACTCGCCAGTGGTTGCTCCAGCGCTTCGGAATGAAGTTGATTCTGATGACGTTGACCCAGCCAGCTTAACTGCATTTAGATCACCTAGAATAGTGGCTCCGGGGTTTGTCGTGTTAAATCTTTTTACATAGTTATCGGTCAGTTTCGATTGTTGATATTCGCCGTTTACCAACTTAGCCGAAGTACCACCAGCTCCTCTCGTTATCGCTTCATACTGTGTACGAAATAATTGAAGATTCGGCAGAATAATAGTAATACTTTGAACACCAATTGCTTCAAAGTAATTAACGATTTGTCTTATATTACCAGCAATAGTGTCAC